CAACAACCGTGGGCACACCCGTCACGCCGACCGTCAATTGCCGCATCGCATCGGCAGATGATGCTACCGCACGATTTGCGAATATAGACGTTTGCGAAATTGTGGTGTTGCAAGTATCTCTCCCACCCGCCGCAGACCCTCTTAGGCAGCGCACTGAAGGTTACTTGGCGTGGAAATACGGCCTGCAAGCCAATCTGCCAGCCTCTCACCCCTACCGCAACGCCCCGCCCACGGTGTGACCATGGACTACCTTGTTTTTACAACTGAAGCCGCCGCCAAAACCGCCCTCGAAGCGATCTACTCCAACATGGTCGAGGCGATCAATTCGCCCGACCTGCTGGACGTATCCTCCGGGCAAGTGGTGCCGAAAGATGATCTGACGCCTGATGAGGCGGTGCAGGTGGCAGCAGACAATCGGCACTTTCCGATCTTCGGCGCCAATGCCGCCACGGGCGAGAAAGACACCGCGCAAGGCTACACAACCGCGTGGGCAGTGGCGCAGGAGACAGTGCAAGGCACATGGGTATTCGCCAAGCCTGCCGACGCGCTGATGGATGGCGTGGTGGATTACACAGTCGAACCCTATGACTCGGCGTGGTTTCCATCGGAGGATATAGTTGATGGGCTATAGCAAACGCCAATTTGTGACTGCCGCGCTCGAAGAGATCGGGATTGCGTCTTATAGCTTTGACGTATCGCCTGAGCAGCTCGAAAGCGCGCTTCGTCGCCTCGATTCAATGATTGCAGACTGGAACGGCAAGGGGATTCGCTTGGCGTATCCACTGCCTTCAAGCCCTGAGTTCAGCGACATTGATGCAGAGTCAGAAGTTCCTGACAGCGCAAACGAGGCGATCATTACTAACCTGGCGATCAGGATTGCTCCTAGTTATGGCAAGCAGTTGATGCCTGAGACCAAGATCACCGCACGAGATGCCTATCAAACGCTTTTAAACCGGGCCACATTGCCACCGCAGCAACAATTGCCGGGGTCTATGCCTGCCGGAGCTGGAAACAAGCCTTGGCGCGTTTATGACGATCCTTTCCTTAGCACGCCTGTTGATTACGTTCAAACCGGGCAGGATGGCCCGCTTAACATCTGGGGTTAAAAATGCCGACTATCAATCAACTCCCTTCGCTTGCCACCGTCTCATCTGGCGATCAGATTCCTGTCTATACGCCCACGAATGGTGACGCTCGGCGCATGTCTATCAGCGCCTTGCTGACGTATTTTCAGCAGAGCTTTGCCAGTCCAACATTGGCGACGAATCTTTATGTCCCAGGAACTGGGTTTAATCAAACTGTGCCGACTCCGGTAGCACAGCAGCAGTGGATGCTGCTCCAGCCTGCCGGTACGCTAGCCACTGGCACTATTACATTCCCGCTGAATACTGGCGTTGCTGATGGCACCGAAGTGCTGATTACCAGCACGCAGCAGATTACGACCTTCGCCTTGGCTGCGAATGGTGCGTCTAATATCTACGGCGCTGTAACCTCGCTCGCCGCTGGTGGCTTTGTGCGGTATCGTTTTTACCAGCCGACTAACTCCTGGTATCGTATTGCTTAAGGGTAAAAAATGTCCTATACCGCCCCGTTTCCGATTAGTTCGTTCCTTGATGTTGATGGCAAGCCGCTGGAAAACGGTTATGTATGGGTTGGCGTTGCCGGATCTGACCCGGTAGCCAATCCGATCAGCGTCTATTGGGATGACGCTGCTACCCAGCTTGCAACCCAGCCAATCCGCACCATTGGCGGGTATCCGTCAAATGCTGGCGTGCGCTCGCGTCTTTACATCTCGGCCACCGATTACTCGGTCAAGGTAACGAACGTAAATGGGGCGGATACGGTGCCTGTGTCGCTATATAACGCGACGGAGGTTTATGCGGCTGATGTTAATTTCTTGCAGTCTGGAACCGGGGCAGTTGTTAGAACGGCTCAAGCAAAAATGCGGGATGTGGTGTCGGTTAAAGACTTTGGTGCGGTTGGTGATGGTGTAACAGATGATACGGCTGCGATTACTAACGCTATTGCGACTGGCAAAAACGTATATTTCCCTTCCGGGAATTACTTACTTACCTCGCTACTTTCGATTACGGCGCAAAACCAAGAACTCTATGGGGAAGGGAATTCGTCTCGAATATTCAGCGCGCTTACGACGCCAATTCAGTTGTTGACCTGTACAAACGTCAAATTTGACCGGCTGTTTTTTGAGACCACATCTGCGGGCTCTTCCGTGTATGGCATTGTCTATGCGGACAATGTTGCGCTTAGCGATATTTTGTTTTCGCAATGCAAATTTAGAGCAGCAACGGCAAACACAAATGCCATCAAAATCGTTAATGAAGGTGCCAATATTGCCCAGCGTCTTGCCTTTGTTGGATGTGAGTTCTTGGATATTGGCCGGATGGGTATTGAATTTCAAAATCACAATGATGGCGACCAAATTTACCGAATTAAAGACGTTACCGTAGATCGTTGTTTATTTAAGAACATCGGACTCAGTTCCAATGGCATGGGTGTTTCACTGTCTGGATATGGGCAACAAGGAGTTGTGACAAATTGTCGATTCAATAACTGTCGGAACATTGGCGTTGAATTGGTGGGCTTTATAGACTTCTTGGTTCAGGGAAACACATTTGAAGGGTTTGATACCTACGCTTACAGTCCAATTTCCGGTACAGGTACTAGACGCGCATCTGGTTTGACCGTTTCTGACAACAAAGTGCTTGGGACAAATGCTGGGCGCTGGAATCTATATACAATCAATAACAGCACCTTCTCGGGAAATCTATTGAGAAGTGGGTTTTTCTTTTTGCGAGATATAAACGATTGTATTTTTCGAGACAATCAGGTTTATCAAAAAGCCGCAGATCAAGCGTCTGTTTTTATTGAAGGTACTTCAGAGAGAAACAAGTTTGTATCGTGTCATTTTGATGGCACCTTATCCACGGTAGCAAACCAAGGTACGGTCCAATTTGGTGGAGCAGGTGTTACAGATACTGAAGTCAGGAATTGTAGAGTTATTAAATCAGCGGTTTCTGCCCCGTTTTCAGGAACATCTACAAATACAAGTATAGAAGATTGCGTAGTTGATGGCGTGTTGTACGCCAACTACACGCCTGTTCTTGTTAGAACAGGAACACTTTCAATTACATCCGTTTCGGGCGTATCCAAATTAGTTATTGCTGGATTTACTGGGTCAAGCTGGACAACTCGACTAATTCGTTTCTCTGTTACTGGGATTGCAAATGACTCAACAGGGCGAGTCGCTGCCGCCCGTCAAATTGAGGTTAGAGGTCAAGGTACAAACAACCCGGTTATCGGCGGAACCACAACTTTGATTGAGAGTAATTGCACCATTACTTATACCTACGCAGCCAGCGAGCTAACAATTGTTTGCACAAATGCAACAGCGGCAAATGCAATACATAGATGGGAATATGAAATTATAGGTAGCGCAGTTGGTGCAATTACCATTTCTACATAAATTAGTAAGGAACCAACATGGCAACCAATCTTACCGGCGCTACTATTGATCGGAAATAAACAAATGCCAAAAGACTCCCGACTAACCCGCGCAGGCGTTGAAGGATATAACAAGCCTAAACGCACGCCTTCGCACCCCACCAAGTCGCATGTGGTGGTGGCTAAGGAAGGCGATAAGGTTAAGACCATTCGCTTTGGTCAGCAGGGGGTGTCAGGCTCTCCTAAGCGCGAGGGCGAGTCGAAGGCGGATAAGGCGCGGCGGGAGTCGTTCAAGGCTAGGCACTCCGAGAACATTTCCAAGGGTAAGATGAGCGCGGCCTGGTGGAGTTCCAAGATAAAATGGACTATACTGGCCCCATTGTTAAATGGGATGCTGCTATTAAATGTTGCCTATTCAGGACTCTCGAATCTCATATGAAAATGAGAAATGGACGGCAGAATGTTCTTGTGGATATAGAAATGCATATTCAACAAAAAATTCATGCTTAAGAATGCTTGAGCGCGGAAATTGTCGTCATTGCAAAAAAGATTATAGATCTATTGATATTGATGTAAATATTTATAGAAGAGTTGATGGCAGATGGTGCAGTAAATGCTCAGGATGTGGCGCAGAGCAAGCATATACTAGAAAAGATCACGCTAAACAAAGTGAATTTGCTGACTGGCAATGTAAGAAATGCGTCGCTAGGTCTAAAGGATTTTCTAAAAATATGCCTGTCGGAAATGTTGCCAGGCTTTATAACAGGTTTCGAAAGTCTGCTAACAAGCGACAAATATATTGGGGAATTTCAATTAAAGACTTTGAGGATTGTTATACGGGGCAATGTGTTTTGACAGGTTGGGAAATCAGTATGACTTATGATAATTGCACAGCGAGCCTAGACAGAATTGAATCGTCAAAAGGATACGAAGTTGGCAACATTCAGTGGGTTCATGTTATGGTAAATATGTGCAAAAACAAATATCCTCAAGATAAATTTGTTGAAATGTGCAAAGCTGTAGCCAACAAATTAAATTCATGACTCAAATACCAATCCTCAACGGCATTTACACTGACAGCGGCCCAGACCTTCGCACGTCTTACCCGGTTAATCTCGTGCCTGTGCCTAAAAACTCAGGCATCAGCGCCGGGTTTCTGCGCCCGGCTGATGGCATCGTTGCCAATGGCACAGGCCCGGGCATTGATCGAGGCGGCGTGAATTGGCAGGGCGTGTGC